ACTCTCTTGGTACTGGAATTAACTCTGTTAGAAACAATAGTATCAATCCGATGATGGCAGTCGAAGAGAGACTTAATGTTGAATACGGAGAGAAATTCCTTAAGTCAAGAGGTTATGTTGATAAGAACGGTCAAGCAAGTCAGGCTAAACTTATTGCTCACTTAAAGAAGTTACGTAAGGATGCTTATAATAACTCCAAAGGTGAGATCAACTTTAAAGACCTTGATAAGGCTCTTGATCTTCTTCCCAGAATGATCTTTAACAATATCGGAGGAAGACATGATCCTGACAACCTGATAGGAGCTATTGCTGACATACTGAGAAACGTAGCGTTCATGACAAAGAACTCCTACATGGGTCTTATGAACTTGTTTGAACAGGGAGAAGCAATTAAAGCTTACGGAGCTTGGCATATCATTAAGTCAATCCCCGCTGTTAACGAAATGTTGACTCGTTGGGGTTCTGGAAACATGACAGCTTCTGAAGGTAAAGCTTTGACTAACTATTTGTACGGCAAGAGAGTCAGACAGCATGAACTCTTCAGTGACATCAGAGAGATGTCCATTGAGAGACAGGCGGCCAGATTCAAAGGTAATAAAGCACTTGCCGCGGCTGTTGGTTGGTCTGAACAGATGGCCTTTGCTAATCCGTTCACTAAGTTCCTTAAGGCTACTGAAGATAACATTGTGTTGTCTGCACAGGACTCCTTCACTGGTGAACTTGTGTCTTATGCCTTTACCAGACAAAGGAAACACAAAGGTAAGCACTATAACACAGGATTCTTCACTAAGGAAACTCTTGACAGAAACAACGTTAGTGAACAGGAAATGGAGAACCTTTTGAGTGCCTTGAAGGACAACGTAACGTTTAACTCTAAGGACGGTTCTTGGACTATGAACAAAGAACAGGCGAATAACTTAAAGAGTAACGCAGGTGCTTTTGCTACCTTGAGAAGACTTGGTGACTATGTTGCTCAGGAAGTTATCCAGAAGAACAACCTTAGTGATACAAACCTTTGGGCAGGTTCTGCGAATAATCCCTTGATTAACCTTGTGATGCAGTTTAAGACTTTTGCTATGCGCTCTTACAACAAGCGTATCGTTAAGTCCATGCAGAGAGCGGCTGAAGGTGATGAATTTGGTCAGGCTCTTACTGTAATGATCGGTACAGCTTTAGGTACAGCTTCTGCTATTGCTCAGACTGGATTACAGACTCTTGGTATGACTGAAGAACAGCGCGAGAAATTCCTTGAGAAAGTCTATGGTTCTACTGACTGGAAGAATGACAGCAGTATCATCTTAGCTCAGGGTGTCCTTAACGGAGCTATGAGAAGCTCTATTTTTGCTTCTGTAGGTCTTGTTACTGGTGTTTTAGGGATCAACCCTCAGATCAGGTCTACTAATGCTGTACAATATGGAACAGACGGTTTAGGTGACTGGATGGTCAACAACATTCCTGCATTAAGTACACTCGATGTTATACGCACAGGTATAATGTCTGGTTATGCAGGAGCTACATCTGATGATGACAATTTGCGTGACCGAAAGTTACGACAGTTCTACAACTCTTTAGGAAGGCTTACTAACATCCCGTTTTTAAGTAAAGCTGTTCCTAATTGGCTTAATGGAGAATATAGATAAATTATGGCAATTTCGATAACTTACACTGCGGACGGCTCTAAGTCCTCTTATGCTATTCCTTTTGAGTATCTGAAGCAGAGTTTCGTTGTTGTCACTAAGAACGGTACAAAGCTTACTGGGGGTTCTTACGGGAATACCTCAGTAGGCTATTACTTCTTGGATGACAAAACGATTCAGCTTAATACAGTACCAACAAGAGGTGACTTAATTAAGATTTACAGAAGTACTTCAGCTACAACCCGTGTTATCTCTTTCAGTGACTCTTCGATTCTCAAATCGTCTGACCTTAATGTTTCTCAGGTTCAGACTCTGCATATCGCTGAGGAAGCTAAAGAGAACGCTATGGTTCTTTCATCTGAAGGTTACTGGGATGCTAAGAACAGCCCTATGAGAAACCTTACAGAAGGAACAAAAGATTCTGATGCTGTCACTTATGGTCAGTACAAAGCTGATGCTGAAGGTGCTTACAGAGCTAAACAGGACTCTGAAACTATTTTAAAGAACATTCAGTATCTCGAAGAGGGTATTAATGTCACTCTTGAGACTACTGTAAGTGACGCTAAGTTACAGATTCAGAAAGCTTCTAATACAGCTATCAGCTCTGTAAATACTTTAAAAAATGAGGCTGTTGATTCCATTGGTTCAACCAAAGATTCCGTTGTCTCCTCTGTAAATGAAGCAGGAAAGAGTGCAATAGCTGAAGTTAAAGCTTCAATCGGAGATACTGTAACTGACATTAATAACGCTATGGTCAGTGCTGTAGCTAAGGTTAACACAACAGGTACAGATAATGTAAGTCAGCTTAGTACTTTATATAGAAGCTATAAAACAGAGCTTGACAACACCATTACTACTGAAGTAAAACCTTTGGTTAACTCAGTGTCTGGTCTTGTAAACGAAGTTAAATCTGAAAAAGAACTTGCAGTATCTACTGTTAACTCCACAGGAACAACTCAGAGTACAAACCTTAAGAATGACTACATTGTTTACAAGAATGATCTTAACTCCATTGTAAACGATGAAGTAAAGCCTTTGGTTAACTCTGTAAAGAACGTTATTCCTGAGATTAACGAAACCAAAGATACAGCTGTTGCTGACATTAAGGCTCTTTATACAGACTCTTCTGGTGCTCTTAAGAACCAGTACGAGACTTATAAAGGAGACCTTAACAAAGTTCTTACCACGGATATTGAACCAGTTGTTAACACCCTCAACAGTAAGATGGATGAGGCTACAACTCTGAGTAACACCTTGGTATCCAAGATTAACTCTACTGGTGAAGACAATGTTGACCTTGTAGTTAAAGCTTGTGAACAACAGGTTGCTGAAGCTACTAAACAGGCTGACAGAGCCATGCAGTACGCTAATGATGCATCCGCAGGACAGCTTCAGGCTGACTGGAGTGTGACTGATACTACAAGTAATGCCTACATTAAGAACAAGCCCACGATTCCCTCTAAGACTTCTCAGTTGAGTAATGACTCTGGGTATCTTACTAGTGTATCTTGGAGTGCAGTTACAAGTAAACCAACGTTTGCTTCTGTAGCTACATCAGGTTCTTACAATGACCTTAGCGATAAACCAACGATTCCCTCTAAGACTTCTCAGTTGTCTAATGACTCTGGGTATCTCACGAGTGTCTCTTGGGGTACAGTAAGTAATAAACCTACGTTTGCTTCTGTAGCTACATCAGGTTCTTATACAGACCTTAGTGATAAACCTACAGTTCCTACCAAGACTTCCCAGTTAAGTAACGACTCTGGGTATCTCACGAGTGTCTCTTGGAGTGCAGTCACTGGTAAACCTACGTTTGCTAATGTTGCTACTACTGGTAACTACAGTGATCTTATTGGTGCTCCTACAGTTCCTACAAAGACTTCACAGTTGAGTAATGACTCTGGGTATCTTACGAGTGTCTCTTGGAGTACAGTTACAGGTAAGCCCTCGTTTGCTTCTGTAGCTACCACTGGTTCTTATAATGATCTCAGTGATACTCCCAGTCTTGACTTCCTTCCTTTGTCTGGAGGTACGGTTACAGGGGATTGTACATTTAATAGGTTTTATGTAACTGACTTTAGGGTAAACTATGTGTCTTCGTATACAGCAAACACATTGTCTGGTTCTAGTATAACACTTAGCGGAAGTACCAGAGACTCTAATAAATACATAGGGACAGGTACACTTACTGTGAACGATTTCTGGGGTAACTGTCAACAAGTTAAAACTATCAAGTTTGTTACTGTTCCAGATTCACTGATTCTCGGAGATAACTGGAAGTTTACTTCCGGCTCTGATACTGAGATTACATCTGGTTCTATTCTCATTCTTTTCTGGTGTATTGATACTGGATATGCCTGTCTGATTAAACAAACTGAGGAGTAACAACAATGAAGATTTATAAATATAAAGACAAACAGTTCTACTCTGAGAAGTCCTTAAGAAATTACTTTAAGGAACACGAGAAGGTACTCTTTGGTGCAAGCATTCCGTTAAGTGAAAGGGGGATTACTGTTGAATACAATACACCTGAAGTATCTTCAACGTATGACAGCAGGGCAGAACAACAGACTAAACGTTATGTAGAGACTTCTGAAGATAAAGCTAAGAGGATCAGATGCAGACGTGATGCTTATCTAAGCAAAACAGATAAGTACATGCTCAGTGATTACCCTATTAGTGAAGAAGGCAGAAAGACTATTGTTGAATACAGGGAATACCTCAGAAACATCACGAAAGAAGTAGGTTTCCCTGATGATATTACGGTAAAGGAGATTCCAGATGTCAGCTAATGCTTTGTTAGCTCTTATGGGGGAAGAGTCAAAGGTTAAAATTACAGGTGATGACAATGAGGAATACACGCTTAAGTATCTTGATCTTGATGCTTTTGTAAAAAAACTTAGTGATGATTCTTATGTTGTTTGTGGGTCTCCCTACTCTGACTATACACTTGATTCAGACTTGATAGCGGCTTCAACCTCTATTAGTAATTATGCTAATAATACAGTGTATCAAGTTATGAAAGGAGAACCTTTAAGCTTCTACACACCGCTAAAAATCTATTCCATCATTGGAGCGCTTGCGCAAACAAAGTCTGGTGATACACATTATAGTTATGTGTCTGGTTTTTTAAGAAAAAGAGATGTTGTAGATTCTGTAATAGATGAACAAATAACAGCTGTTGCTGAAGAGTTTCCAACGACATCTCAAGGTGCTTTGTGTGCGTCTGAGTCAGGTAGTCTCTACCTTCTACCGACAAGGTTTAGCTCAGAACCACTGGCCGGTGGTGCACTTGGGGTGACATCAAACCCAACTGATTTAGCTGTTAAATGTCCTTTAAACATGTCGGTTGGTTGTAAAAAACTAAAAGCCGTTTGGAACGGTTATCTCTACCTTGGTGATAATGATGTTTTATATAGTATAGGAAATACAGACGTTATACAAAACATAAATGACACAGAGGTTCGTGTACTCAGCTATTTTGTAAAAGATTTTGAGCATTTAGGTAACTCCTGTATTGTTGTTTTAACTACTTATGGTGAGTTAGTATATTATGGAAAGACCTCTTCAAGTAGTGTATACAGTTTATATAACTTCAGCTTTTATAATCATGATGATGAAATCTTTTTAGAGGGGGACTACTTATACGACACTAAAGGCAGACTAAACATGACAACCAGAGAAGATGTTTATGGTAACCCTATAGATTGGGCTGTAGCTAAGTATGAATCTGCATGGATTCATAACTATGTTGGAGAGTCAGGCGTTGTTCTGGCTAAAGGTGTTAAAAAACTTATTGTGGATAATTATGTTAAAACACATAGCTATCAAGCGCAGTATATTGCAAGACCATATGCGTGTATAACACAAAAAAACGAGTTGGTTGTGTTTGGTAACTCCCTTTTTACTTATGATGATAACTCTTTTATGGAAAACTCTACTGATTCAAGATTTGCAAACGGTTCTAAAGTAATTGATACAGATGTATCAGATGCTTTTATTGCCGCAAACGCATTATACTACATAAAAAATGGTAAAACTTATGTAATAGGTAATAACTTTTGTGATATGACTGGTCTAGGTGAAACTGTTGACTATAACACTAAAACTGATTATGTGTTAACAAAATATTCTTATTACTATTCATGTAAAGTACCTCTGTATTTCACAGAGCCACAACTTTTTTCTGAAACGCCTATCCTTACTTGTATTGGATCATCTCCGTATAGTGAGTATTGTTCTGAAACATCTGCGTGGTGCTATGTTCTGCAAAGTGATGGTACTAGTAGATGTTGTAATTATAAACCAGGTTACAAAACAGCTACAGATATATCTTATGAAGAAAAGCCTATTGTACACCTAGTATAAACGCGGTATTGACAAAAAGTCAATTTTGTGGTATAATTGGTTCACCTTAAAGGGAGAGACTTAACATTTTTGGAGGTATTTACCATATGGCAGAATTTGCTTCTAAAGGAGTTGCAGGAACAGCCCTTGGTTTGGGCATTGCAGGAACAGTTGGTCTGGCTAATCAGCTCACTGGTGGTAACGGACTCGGAGGCTTGTTTGGTGGAGGCTCTAATCAGGAAGTTATCAACCTGAAGTCTCAGATCGCTAAACTTGAATCTGAAAAGTACACCGATGATGTTGCTATGAGTGCCTATAAACAGTCTGTTGCTGACAACAAGTCTCTCCGTGACGATGTGTTTGCTTATGTGAACCCCATCACTCAGACTGTGGCTTCCACTCAGACTGAGATCGCAGTGTTGAAACAGCAGTTCGCTGATAAAGCTGAAGCTGACAGACTGCGTGAACAGTTGACTCACGCTAAGATCAACGAAGTAGCTCTGGTTGCTAACAACGGTCTTACAGCTCTTGGCGGACAGGTTGCTTGTCTCCAGAACACAGTGTCCAACATTACGAAGGTCTATGTTCCTGCGGCAAGTGTAACTCCTGCTCCTATGCCTGAGTTCAACTCTTGGACTGCTCCTACAGCCACAACCACAAGCGCTAGCTAAAGGTGATTTATGGCATTAGTTAACGTCAGTAAACTTCAGAATGTAATCCCTGAGTTCATTGACTCACAGCTAATGCCCAGTGCTCCCTCAGAGATGAAGTGGATTCTCGGGGGAGCAACCTTTCTTATCCTACAGAAAGCTGATGTTATGGTCAACGAGTATGTTCCTTTGGGTAAGAAACTGGGCTTAGTTAATGAGAACAATCAGATTGACACTCAGTTGCTCAGAGGATTCTTTAACTCAGCTTTTAATAAATCAGGAAGAATCACTAAGTTCGGATTCACTTTTGATAAGAACGATGGTGAAGCTTTGGTTAACATAATGGAGCGGTACAGGGATGACTAAACTCATGGAGTTTTCGTATGATTAAAAACGATATTGACGGTGATAAAGTCCTTTGCGGATACACTGTAGAACAGAAACGTGAAATCATTAAGAATACCGAAGAAGTACTTTTGGAATTCTTGGATGGCTTCAAATATGCAAACGGTATTTATCTTGATGCTCAGGAACTGGATAACATTAAGGACGCTTGTCTGGCTCTTGAAAAGATTCACAAGGTACAGTACTAATAACATTAAATAAAATTTAGATAAAGCCTAAAGGGGTAGCATTATAGTTAATGTTATCCCTTTATGTTTTATTTCAACTAGGAGGAGATTAATGGTTAAACCTTTTATTAGACACGATGATATTACCACCGTTCTCAAGAAAGACGGAACAGTTGAATCTTGGGACTGGCAAAAGATTTTCAAATGTATTCGCAAGGCGGCATCCCGAGTAAATCAGGAGTTTGACAAGTATCACGAAGAGGACTTTAAGGCTCTCTATTTCGGACATACTCACAAGCCTATTCCTACTCATGAGGTTCACACTGCTGTTATTGCAACCCTGAGAGACATCGGATGTTCTGACATTGCTGATGCCTATCAGGACTTCAGAGATTACAAAGAGAAGTACTCCAAACTGTTCTCTTCCATTCAGGAAACAGCAGAAAACATTTTGTTCCTTGGAGACAGAGAGAATGCTAACTTTGATTCTTCTCTTATTTCAACCAAAGGTTCTCTTATCCGAGGTGCTTTAACTAAGGAACTTTATGTAGAGAACTATTTGTCTAAGAAAGAAAAAGAATATATTAAGCGTGGTGACATCTACATTCATGACCTCAGAGATATGCTTATGGGGTCTTTCAACTGCTGTCTCTTTGACATGGGGAATGTCCTTAAGGGTGGCTTTGAGATGTCCAATGTTAAATACACAGAACCTAACAGTGTCCTGAGTGCACTTCAGGTTATCGGAGATGTGACACTTGTAGCTACGGCTCAGCAGTTCGGAGGATTCACTATTGCAGAGATTGACTCCGTGTTGTTACCCTATGCCAAGAAAACGTATTTTAAGGCACTAAATGAAGCCGTAGACGAGTTTAAACTTCCGTACCCTAAGAGTGTACAGTATGCAACCAAAGTCCTCACCAAGGAGCTAAAACAGGGCTTCCAGAGTCTTGAGCTTAAGCTTAACACTGTGCCTTGTTCCAGAGGTGACTTTGCGTTCACTACGTTAACCTTTGGTGTTCCTCCAGAGGACATTAAGGATATGTGGATTTATGAACTGATTAATACGTGCCTTTTAGAAGTACGTAAGGAAGGACACGGAGGTAAACCCGTGGTATTTCCCAAGCTTGTTTTCCTTCACGATAAAAAGCTAGTGGAGAGCAATCCCCATGTAGCTACAGTTTACAACAAGTGTATTGAATGTTCCTCTCACTGTATGTATCCAGACTACCTGAGTCTTGACACAGGGAAAGTCTCTGAGATTTACAACGAAAGTAACCACAAGTGTATCACGAGTCCTATGGGCTGTCGTGCATTCCTGAGTCCTTGGAAGGATTCTGATGGTAACCTTAGAGCAATCGGGCGTTGTAACATCGGAGCAGTTTCCTTAAACCTTCCAGTTATTATGGAATACTGTAAGAAAACCTACAAGGTATTCTGGAAGGAACATTTCTTTACTGAACTTGAGGAGAGATTAGAGACTATCAGGGAGTTCCTTAAGAAACGCTATGAAGTTATTAAGAACGCTAAAGCTAGTACTAATCCTATGTGCTTTATGCAGGGTGGACTTATCGGGGGTAACCTTAAGGCTAACGAATGTGTTGGAAGTCTTACCGATTACATGACAGCCTCCTTTGGTTTTACTGCCATGAACGAAGCCACAGTTTTGTTCACAGGTAAGACACTCTATGAAGACAACGGACAGTTTGCAGGTCAGGTCTTGGACTTTATTAATGATTTTGTTAATGAAGCTAAGGCTATTGACGGTTACCTTTATGCTGTCTATGGTACACCTGCTGAATCACTTTGCGGTACTCAGGCTAAACAATATGCTGAATACTCAGGTGACCACCAGTTCGGTACTTATTTCAGCAACTCCTTCCATGCCCATGTAAATGAAGATATTGATCCGTTCCAGAAACAGGATGTTGAATATAAGAATTTCCATAAGGCTAACGGAGGACACATTACGTACGGACGATTGTCCAACCCTGAGAACCTTGTAGCTCTTAAAGCTATTGTTGACCGAGGGATGGAACTTGGTTTGTACTATGAAGTTAACTTTGAGGCAGGATTCTGTGATGATTGTCGTAAGCACTTTACCAACAATAAATTTACTTGTCCTCACTGTGGGAGTGGCAACGTGTCTGTTATTAGTCGTCTTTGTGGATATTTGGGTTACTCTAAGATCAACGGACACACCCGAATTAATGATGCAAAGATGGACGAAATCAGAGAACGTAAATCCATGTAGAATAGAAGGAGATTAACTTTGAGTTCAGGTCTGGATGAAGCAGACCTTGACATTTTGGTACCCATGAGTCCGTCCGTAGCAGTCTCTGCTGTACACGTATTCGGGGTACCATTAAGTGAATGGGTCTATGTATTTACTATTATTTATTCTATTGTAGGTATTACTACAATCATTAAGAAACACTGGATTACTAACAGTAAGAAGGAACACAATGACACAAAGTAGAAATGAACGCTTGGAAGAACTGATGGGTGAACTTCAGGAAATGATGTTGGAAAACATGAGGGATGACCTCAATGATCCTGAAAAGAGAAGTCCTCAGTTGTACAATGCGATTATCAAAGAATTAGCACGTAACGGTATCGACTGTGTACCTAAGGCAGGAGATGAACAGTCTAATGCCCTCCATAAGCTCTTAAATGACGTCAAGGGACGCTTTCAGGAGGATTATGGTACATCCCTATCAACTAAGAACTAAAGGGGCTTAAAATGGCTGTATCGAAGTCTAAAACGATTTCCAAGAATCCCTTAGAGGATTACTTTCTTAACTTCCCTATGTTCGTAGCTCTTGTATGGAAAACTATTGGTCTTCCTCAGCCTACACCCACACAGGTGGACATGAGTAAAACTATTCAGTGTCCACCGAGTGACCGTATGATTCTTATGGGATTCCGAGGGGTAGCCAAGAGTTTCATTACTTGTGCTTACGTAGTGTGGTCTTTATGGAGAGACCCTCAGTTAAAGATCATGGTAGTATCAGCTAACAAGGAACGAGCTGATGCCAACGCTACGTTCATCAAGAAGATCATCCATGAGTTACCTTTTCTTAATCATTTGAGAGCCAGAGAAGGACAGCGGGATCAACAGAACTTATTTGATGTAGGTGAAGCTAAACCTGACCATTCACCCAGTGTTAAATCCGTGGGTATCTTTGGTCAGCTTACTGGTTCACGTGCTGATATTCTCATTGCTGATGACGTTGAGGTAGCCAATAACTCCTACACTCAGTTAATGAGAGATAAACTTGGAGAAGCTGTAAAGGAATTTGATGCTATCCTTAAGCCTCTCCCTAGTTCACGCATTATTTACCTTGGTACTCCTCAGAATGAAATGAGTTTGTACAATGAGCTTCAGGAGAGAGGCTATAAAGCTGTTATTTATCCTGCAAGGTATCCTGATGCCAAACAAAGAGCAGTCTATGGTGAACGTTTAGCTAACTATATTGCCAATAATCTCATCAAAGACCCTTCACTTGAGGGGAAACCTACAGACCCTCAGAGATTCGATGAAGAGGACTTACAGAGACGAGAGTTATCCTATGGTAAAGCAGGGTTCATGCTTCAGTTTATGCTTGATACAAGCTTATCTGATGCTGATAAGTATCCCCTTAGATTAAGAGACTTTAATGTAGGAATGTTTGCTCCAGATGAAGCACCCATGAAGATCAACTGGTTGCCTGATCCTACAAAGAAAGTACCAGTTGATTTAGTTCCTATGTTGGGACTTAAGGGTGACGCATGGTTCTACTATTTCTCTACCGCTACTGAACTCACTCAGTATGCCCATAAGATTCTTGTGGTTGACCCTTCTGGTCGAGGTAAGGATGAAACAGGCTACGCAGTTCTCTATTGTCTTAACGGATATATTTACCTTATGGAAGCAGGAGGTTTACTCGGAGGTTACTCTGATGTAGTACTTAACAAGCTCTCTAATGTAGCTAAGAAACATAAGGTTAAAGAGGTAGTAGTTGAAGGTAACTTTGGGGACGGGATGTACACCAAGCTGTTAACTCCAGTTCTTAACCACGTGTATCCTAATTGTGGTATCACTGAAGTTAAATCCAAAGGTCAGAAAGAGATGAGAATCATTGATACTCTTGAGCCAGTCTTG